GTTCGCACAAGTTTCACGCCGTATCACTTCTGTTCAAGAAATAAAATAAATTCCATTGTAATTTTATAAATGGCATTTAATATCCGTCGCGCCTACCGAAAATCGGGACTTAAGAAGACATATCGCAAAGTGCGAACAATGGCTAAAAAGAGATATGGTGGAGCTGGAGGTCGCTCCAAACTTGTTAAAGATGTTGCTATGCTTAAGCATTTAGTCAATGTAGAAAAGAAGAGATTTGATGTTACACTATCCAACACTGTTGGAGTAGCTCAATTTAATGTGAGTGGGACTTCAGGTCAATACGCCACTGTAATTACGCCATTTCCTTTAGAAGGCGTTCAACAAAACCAACGTATAGGTAATTCCTTAAAAATCGTTTCTGCATGTATAGACTTACAGTTTACTCAGCAAGCATCTACCGTTAATAGAATCAAAGCAAGATGGTACATCGTGTGCCGTCCAGACAACGGTTTCAATTATACAGCATCTACTTCTATAGCTCAATTTCTTGAGCCTAATCCATTTTCAACTGTAAATGACTATTTTAGTTCAAGAGATCCGGAATATTTCACTTCAATGCGGGTTATTAAATCGGGCGTGGTTTCCCTTCATAGCGACAGCGTAACAAGCGCACGTAGCAACGCACAGGTTAAAATTCCCTTGAAATTAAACCATCATCTCAAATTCAATACAGATGCTACTAATATTACAACTAAAAATCAATTCTATTTGTTTGTCACATGTAGCGACGGAGATGTCGCAACCAATACTGGCGTAGCCCTTCTATACAATTGTAGATGGTATTACACTGACAACTAATCTCGGTAGGCGAAGCGGGCGAAGCCCCAAATGCAACCTGACCAAAAGGAACGAACGGATAAGATGCGATGGGCGTCTCTCTCGCCCTTGCGAGAGACGACCATCTGGTCCTGTTCACTTGGACCGAAGGTTCCAAACGAATATAATATTCGGCCTAATATTCGCTTTCAATATTCGCTTTCAAAAATAAAAAGCAAGTCAGTCATATAAAATTTTCATAAATTTTACATTTGGCACCATAAATAGATCACAAATCAAAAAACACAAAAATCGCAAATATTCATGATATACCCCCTTTCAGTTTTTACAAAAAGGCATCAAAAGTTGGGGGTCAGTATTACCCCCCAACTTCCGTGTAAAATCTATTTAGGAAGTTAATTAAGGAATAATTCTTGAAATTATTTTCTTTTCATAGTTTAGGAATGTCAAGAAACCGGAGTTGGTGCATTACTATAAACAATTACAATCAAACCGATTGGGCTTGTATAAAGTATTTATTTAGGCATGCCACGTATGCCATTTGTGGTGAAGAGGTCGGGGAGTCTGGCACTCCTCATTTGCAAGCATATTGCACTCTTTCTACCGCACTTTCATTGGCTGCAATGAAAAAGTATGTTCCACGAGCACATTTAATAGTTGCTTTAGGAAGTGATAAGCAAAACCAAGAATACTGTAGCAAGCAATCAACAAACATATATGAAGTCGGGGAGCCCCGAGTTGGACAAGGTTCACGAACCGATATAGCGGAACTATCCGCAAAAATAAAGAACTTAGAGATTACTTTAGAAGATTGTATGTTTGAGTATCCGGATATGTATGTCCGTTATTCAAGAAGTTTAGAAAAGATGTTTAACGCAGTTATGAAACCACGATCAATAGCTCCTCAGGTATATTGGCTTTATGGTAAAGCCGGAACAGGTAAAACTCGCTTTTGTATAGAAAAGCATCCTTCTCATTACATCAAAGATGGCACTCCGTGGTGGGATAATTACACTCAACAAGAAGCCATTATTATTGATGATTACGATAATAATATTCCTTATAGAACTCTATTACGCATATTAGATAGATACGTCTATCAGGGACAGGTTAAGGGATCCTATGTCCAAGTAAATTCTCCATACATATATATCACATGTGAACATCCTCCAGATGTGTTTTGGCAGGGTAATGAGTTCGCACAAGTTTCACGCCGTATCACTTCTGTTCAAGAAATAAAATAAATTCCATTGTAATTTTATAAATGGCATTTAATATCCGTCGCGCCTACCGAAAATCGGGACTTAAGAAGACAT